CCAGTGACTCACTAACGAAGCGAAGCGACTTTAGTGTAGTTTGTGGAGTTCCACATGCCGATTGCACGCCATAAGCGAGTGTACCTTCGGATGTGGATGCGAAATTTTGGCATGACATAGGTTAAATCTCCAGGTTGTTGTTATAACACATATTTACCTCAATTTGGAATACAGCGATACCATACATATGGAACTGAGATATTCATCGCGTACCAGCCATTGTTGGGCGGTAATTCACGAACGGTGGCTGCACCAGTTGTGATACCGTTAAAGACTACTGCATTGAATATCGGGAAGATATCATCTACAATTGTTCTTGCTTTCTGTGAGCCTAAATCTTGTGCTGTGAAAACAGTAATATTTAGAAGCCCGTTTATATTTGTAATAGATCTTGTTACTTCTCTCTGTTCGCTAAACCCACCTGCAAGGTTAAGCCTAACGAATGCATCACCCTTATAAGGTGTTGGGATCGATTGAGATCCTTTCTTTAGTACAGTTACATTGCCGTATTGAACTGGTACTTGGCTTGTATCAAACATATTAACGAAGCGAGTTTCGATCGCCTCACGCTCTTCGCTGAATGTTCTAATTTGTTCATTTGGCTGTAACATTATCGTACCACCCTCTTAATGTTTCTTCTTACCATACCAACTGGTGCTGTATCGTCACTTCCGAACTCCAACCAACCGATATATGGTACTAAGTTTTCTATACTTCCTGTATCACCAAGTTTGGCGACATCTTTATTCGTCCAGCCATCGCGTGCTGTGCCAGTATCGACTGGCGTTTCGTCTCTAATAGAAGCGAATAGATCACCTTGCATCACCCGAGTTTCTTTAACTGCCCAGGCTTGCAATGTAGCACTCAATTCTTTAGTCGACTTTATTGCCATGCTTCATCTCATTAATCTTATCTTCTACCTGCCATTCAATCATCTTCTGTTGCCAGTAAGCGATCTCCTCGCTCTTCTTTCTCATTTCTTCTTGGAATACTATCTGCTCTGCGACTTGAGTCGAGATTAAAGCAATCATTGCTTTTCTTTCTTTATCACTCATACTACCAAAATTGGGTCTTGGAATTTGAATGGTTATCGCTTCTCTCATTGCTCAACATCCTTTGTAAGTCTGAAACGAATTGTTGCTTCTGCTTCGTCAGTCTCGGAATAGATAATGCTCCACTCGGTTCCATCTGCTGTTAGTGCTGTGTCGACATTCACCTCGGGATTAATCTCCAATGTAACTTTGGGGATTAAGAGGCTAAGATCATCGGTCCTGATAGCATCAGAGACGCTTGCGGCTTGATTATCATCCCTCCACGGACCTAGAATACCTGTTACAGTATAGTCCTCGTGTGCAGTAATAAGGGCGCCGCTTTCTTCATCGTAGTTATTATACAACGGGCGCCTAATAGTCACTGTCTGTGCAATAGAACCGAATACCGAAGTAATCAATCTTGTTGCTAAGGATTGAAAATCAGTCTTCATGTTCATGTTAAGCACCTCTGGTAATCGAAATACTACCTGAATTGTTCTCTAACAGAGGACGAAGAATGAGTGAAATTTTGTAAAGCGGGTTCTGTTGCCATCCTTGAGCATTTGCAAGCGTCTTGGATTCTTCTAAACTTGCAACTCTGTTTGTGAATGCCGAAACTGCCGGGGCAGGCTGGGCATAAATGTCAACACTGGCTTGAACCATTGCTGCTAACTCGACTTGGGCGTAGCCTGTTTCGGGCTGTAATCCACTAAAATCTCGTGGATTACCATCGCTATCGTAGGTTACATACAGAGACTCACCTTCAAAATGGGGCCTGCCAGAGCCTACCAATCTTGGCCACGCAAGCGGTTGGCTTGCTGTATCCTTTTCACCTAAATATCTGTTTCCATAAATTCTATCTAGTGCCACAGTGGCTTGCTTTAATAGACTTTCTGTTGCTGAATCGTTTGCACCAAGTGTAAGGCCGTTTGCCGAGGCATATGCTTGAGCATTTGCGAGCGAGATATATGTGTCAACACCAACTGTTATCATAATTTTGTCCTTACAAAGAAATATAGGAGCACCAGGGCTCCTATATTTAGCTCTCGCAAATCAATTAAACAGTTACGCTCAATAGTTTGGCGACTTGCTTGGAACTGAACGCTGCCATAGCACCGTACATTACGACACGAACGCGAGTTGCATCCTTGCCTTCCAACTTGTCGAATGTCTCAACACGTAGCAGGCTACCTGCAGGAGCGATACCAGCAACACCACCCGAAGCAGAACCGTCATCCCATGTACCCATGTAGATGTTTGTCTGGTTACCAGCTGTTCCAACGTCGATGTCCGAAGAGATATAGTCGTTACGGATGAAAGGAATTCCATCGTAAGCCATGAAGTAAACGCCATTCAATTCGATGGAAGTGATACCACCAGCAGCGCGCATAGCCTTACGGAATGCATTTTCTGCCTTGCCGTTGCCCATGATCCACTGTGGCTTTGCACCAACAACTAGCGAAAGTGCGCTGTCAACTAAGTCTAGTGTGAAAGCAGCGTCTGCAGCGTCGACAACTTGACCAGTGAAAGGTGCAGCACCAAAGATTGCATCTAGACCGTCCCAACCGTTAGCACCAACAGTTCCGTTAATGAACATGTCTTGATACTTACGAGCAACACCCTTAGCAGCAGATGCTGTAAGAATTGCTAGTGTGTTGTTTGGTAGACCAACGCCTTGTGCAAGGTTCATGTTAGCAACATCAGCCTGTCCAGAAATGCCCTTAAGGGCGATCTGTACTAGATCCGAAACATATGCGCTCGAATCAGTGATTGTGCCGTCAGCAGCGATAAGTTGACCGTCAACCAATGTGTTTTCACGGTTGAAAGCATAAGCATTGCCGGACACGGTGTTCCAAGGCATTGCCGAAAGCATTGGAGCAGCAGTAACGATTGTTTCTGCAACACCAAGTTGTAGGTCATCAAGACCTAATAGTTTGTTGTTAGCGAGTGTATAATTAGCCATGGTAAGTTAGTTTCCTAAAGTTAGTTCAATCTCTTGACCGAACTGTTGTTTCTATTAGCAAGTGCAGCAGCGATCCGGTCGACCCCTGTTACATCGTCTGATGTACGAACACCAGAACCCTTTGGTTTCATCGCACCTGTACCTTGTGAGGGCGCGAATAAATGTGGCGCTTTAGTTTTCACTTCCTGCATCCAGGCCCTTAATGTATATGGCTTACCTTCAGCATCAAGTTTATTATCCTTGAACTTCAATTCGCCGTCCACAACCTCGAAAGCATTCTTTGCTCTAAATTGCACATCTTCAAGTGCTGAACCTAACACACCGTGCTCAGAAGCAGCTTTAGTAACTTCACTTCCTAGAACTAACTCACTGAGTTTCGAACCGGAGCGCGATGCTACATCACTTAATTCCTTAATCTTAGTTTCATAGTTGCTCTTCATTTGTTCTGTTAGTGAAGCAACTCTTGACTGAGCCAAGGATTCAATCTTTTCTTGGAACTTATCCGGGGTAAGGGTATCAGAGCCCACTAGAGTCGAAAAGCCTTTGTACTTCTCGTTCTCTTTCAGTAGGTTAATATTATTATCCCTAAATTCCTTATTCTTCTGCTTCAGTGTCTCCACTTCAGCAACGTGTACTGCGTCTTCTATCTGTAAGCGAAACTTGCCGCCCTCAGTAGGTTGGTAGTACGTCTCCAGTCCCTCCGGGACATCATCTGTAATCATTTTCAACATTTATTACTCCGTAATTATGTTTCTAGTTCTATTTATCGAAATTGTTTTTCTTTATTCACTTTCTGGCGCTTTAACCACTTCTCCAGCGTATAATTCACCTAAAAGTTGCTCTAAAGTGATGGTTCCAGCAGTATAGAGTTCCAAAAGCGACTTGGTTACTGCAGGGTCTAAAGACATAGCAGTGAAATCCTTGTTAAGTGCAATGCCCGCACCACTCACATTGTCAATTTGACCGCACAGTTCAAGGGCTCCATTGAGTGCAGCCTGGAAGGAATGCACAAGAGTATCAAGAACGGCACTTTCACTACCACTTCTGAGCTGTAGAGCCTCGGCTGACTCGATTCCTTTCTTCGAGGACAATAGTCGTGATCCAGCGATATAGATACGCTCTTCGGTGTTTTTCATTTCGTTCTGTAACATAGAGAAACTCGCACCACTCACTTCAGTGTATTTTGCTTCACTTCCTTGAGTTAAGTGCAGGGCTTCTTGTGTGGAACCCATCTTAATCTGTGCTCTTGTTTGATTACCTTGGTCATCAGTGTAGGTGTATAAGTCTCCAACTACTGTAAACGTAGGCAATGCCATGAAATGTGCATAGTGAGCCAAATCAGTTGCTTGTCTGAAGTGACTGATATTCAAGGTCGCTTGTGTAAACAGTGGTGGACTATAGACGTCCCACGAATTGTCAAACGGTGTAGCAATCCAGAGAGGAATATAAGTGATCCGAGACCCACTAACTAAGAAAGGTTCTAATTCCTCGGACACAAACTTGCCATTCTGGGTGGAACTCTTTCTCCAGATCCTAACAGAGTAGAAACCCGCATCATCAATGTAGAGTTCTCTCCAAGAATGCTGCTCTACTTGTTCAAATGGATTCTCGCTCGATGGAACCAGTGTACTCTGTTTGATAACTACGAAATCGCCAGGTTGGTCTCCTTTGCCGTACCAGTTGATGATATCATCGGCATCATAGTTGATCAACTTGCTTGCGCCAGTTTCATCAACATCGACTAAAATACCAACTCTGGCGCCCAATAGAAGATCTCTGTAACATTCTTGGACAAATGTAATTCCATCACCGTCATCGGTTACCGGGAATTCACTGAAGCCATCAAGAACATAAGGCTTTCTAGTAAGGGCACCAGTAAGTGCTGTTACCGTCTTCTCGACCATGTTAAAATAAGCAGCACGACTCACATACGAGAGATACTCTGATTCGGACTGATTCACCAGGCGTGGAACATATTCTGTAACTTCACCTTCGAAAGCGTTATCACAGATATCGTACTTGCGCTCAAGTTTCGGAAACTCTGGGTGTGGAACTGTTGGGTTGATTTCTTTTGACATAATTAAAATCCTTGTATAGATATTTTGGGCGCTCTTGCGTTTCTTAATGGCCAAATAGTATACACCGCATACCCTAGAGCATCAAGCGGACCGTCAACCTGTGTTGCAACGGTGCCAAGTAATTTGGTCTTCTTTTGAGGAACACCACTGCTATCGTAAACCTGCTGTAATAAGGCTTTCACTGTTAAAGGACATTTAGCCCTATTAACGAAAAGTCTTCGTTCGTCAAGTATGTTATTGAATCTCGCATTAACGGAATTCACTCTATCCTGCACTGCCGGGTGAGTGGACATCAATTGAATCTTGAATTGATGCTGTCTCAAGATAACCAAGTCAGTGTTGTCACTGCTTGACTTGTTCTGGATACAGGCAGGGTCAGGATAGACTACAAAGTTTCTGTCAACGAGATCAGCTTTCATCTTCATTGCGAGAGCCTTGGTATTCAAGCTGCCAATACACTCATAGATCACGTGAGCACTGTTATCTCGTATAATGAAACCCACCGCTGACATGCCGTTATTGTTGAAGTCCATGCCCACGTGTAGGACTTCGTCCTTCTTCATATCATTGAGTGTCAATCCAGTGTTATTAAGTTCTCTATCGTATTCAACATAGACGACATTCTTATTGATGTTCGTAAACTCGCCAAGAATATATGGGCGGTGCAAATGTTTCGGTAATGACCTTAACTGCTGCTCAACATAGGACTCTGGCAGCATGTAGTTTTCAAGCATAGAGGCAGTATAGAGTTTCACTTCTCTGTGTCTTGCAGCAATCTCTTCGTCTGTTGCATCCCGAGGCGTCTCAACAAAGGTGTTATACATAAACCCGAAACCCTCTGGTGTTGAGGTAGCAAAGCGAATTCCTTTCTCACCTGGAACAGCATCCGAGAGTCTGGAACCCATCTGCATCCAAGCAGTCTCAGCAACCTCGGGATTGTTACACTTATCGGCTTCGTCCAATCCAGCCCATGCGAGAGTGACACCGTTCAATCTATCGTGGTTCTCGGCAGAGATATCTAAGTGTATAGTCGAATATGTGTTGCCCCACTTAATTTGGATAGTGGTTGGATTAGCAGCACTAAGCCCATCGATATTCAATCCATAGTTCTCTCTTAAGCGTCTAAAGATAGGAAGTAAGTTTCTCTTAGTCATTCCGTAAGTTGGACTCAATAGAGCACCAGCCTTACCACGATGCAAGGACGACAAGAAAATCGCTTTGTGTACTGCACCCACACTCTTCCCCGTGCGAAAACCACCAGTGAACCCTTGTTCTGAGTGTTCAGTATCAAAGACGAAATCCTCTTGATACTCCATTAACTCAAATTCAAGACTCTTCATAGTCCTCTGGCATCTTCAATAGTTCAGGGTCAAAGGCATTCTTACGGGATTCGAACTCGTCGTGGACTTCTTGACGCTGTGCGTAAGCACTGATCTTTTCAACATTCTTGGATGGGCGCTTAATCTTAAACTCGATACCCTGCTCGATATCCTCGAGTTCTTCCTTGAGTCCATTATCACTCATACCAGCCCAGTTCTTAAGCGCAAAGATGCGGTCGGCTGGGTTGTTACCGTATAGAGCAAGATTATAGAAGCGAACAGCGAGTTTCTGTCTCGCAAATGCCCTGCCCATCCTAAGTTCACGCTTGAAACGGTTTGCGAGGGTGTTAACATCGATGCCCACTAAGTCAGCAATTAAGTTATTGCTGGACATCACTGAAGCGTATTTGTACACCTGGTCTCGCGTTACACAGGTTTTCAGTCCAGGCTCCAACTTGTTTGGAAACTCTAGAACTTCGTTTCTATTTGTGATTGATGCCTCTGCGATTGCGTTTAATTCA